TGAAGACCTTCTAGATATTAATGTGTTCTCAAAAATGAACACTATTTTAAAAGAAAAGACTTCTCTACTGAAAGATCAAACAGTTGATGTGAATCACAAACTTGAGCTTGTGAGTAACAAAATAGAATCGCTAAAGCAACACCTTAATGATTTGAGAAAAATCTCTGAATCCGCTCGTCAAGAAAAACAAGAGTTAATTGACGAAGAGATTGCAGAGTTGGCCCGCCTTAACACCCAAGTAACAAGTTGGGAAGATAATGTTCTATCTGACCTTCAAACCCGTCAGTCTGCATTGGACACTAAGATCAATGAGATGGGCAAGTATGTCTTTCAGTTTAATGCTAAACAGAAAGCATCGAACAAAGAGATTTTATTCTATGAAGACAACGAAGACTGCCCCACCTGTCAGCAAACCATCGAGTCCTCCTTCCGATTGGATAAGGTACAGAACGCCAAAGACAAGTGGGACGAACTCGAAGAAGCAAGACAACAATGCGAACACCAAATAGGGAAGTTGACTAATGATAAACAGGATCTTCAGTCCTCAATTGATATTGAGATTGAGCAACGAAATCAAATCAATACGCTCAAAGAAAAAATCACATGGACTCAAAGACGAATTACTTCTTTACAGGGTGAGTTATCCCAACTCCAAACAGGTGTACATAGCTTGCAAGAAGCACGAGATTCTCTCTCAAGTGAAGAGAGTAAGAAAGAATTTCTTGTTGCCACCAAACTTGAACTCGCCGAGCAGCGAGAATACAACAACGTCATAACAGAATTATTAAAAGATACTGGTATTAAAACCAAGATCATCAAGCAATACCTGCCGGTCATCAATCAGTTGACCAACCAGTATCTTCAGGTGCTTGATTTTTACGTTCACTTTGATCTAGACGAGTCTTTCAAAGAAACCATACGGTCACGCCATCGTGATGCATTTTCTTATGACAGTTTCTCCGAGGGTGAAAAGCAACGCATCGACTTAGCACTCCTGTTTACTTGGAGGCAGGTTGCTAAGATGAAGAACAGTATCGCCACCAACCTACTGATTCTTGATGAGACTTTCGACAGTTCTCTCGATGCGGATGGGGTAGAGAATCTGCTCAAGATTCTTGAAACCTTGGATAATGATACTAATATATATGTTATCTCTCACAAAGGTGATATGCTGGAACCAAAATTTGAAAACAAAATAGAAATCACAAAAACTAAGAATTTTTCAAATATATTATGATTTGACTTATATAAATTTTTATATTACAATACGATAAACACTTGAGGAAAAAAAAATGAAACTTAGTAGCGATACATACGAAATTCTTAGGAATTTCTCTGGTATTAACGGTAACATGATGTTGCGTGAGGGAAACGTTGTTCGTTCTTTAAAAAATTCTGACAACGCAGTAGCGCGAGCTGAAATTGTTGAGAATTTACCGATCAGTTTTGGTATTTACGATCTGAACGAATTTCTTTCTTGTATCAGTATTTTTGATGATCCTAATTTAGAGTTCCTAGAAGATCATGTGGTAATATCAGACACTTCAGGCGCTTTCGGCAGCATCAATTACTACTATACATCAGAAAGATTGTTAAAATTTGCCCCCGACGACAACCCCAAAATGCCAGAACCCGATATTTCTTTTGTCCTAACATCCAAGAGATTTAACATGATTAGGAAAACCTCTTCTGCTCTTGGACTAGAAGACCTAACAGTTTCTCCTTCTTCAGACAACACTGTTTCGTTAAAGGTTACTGAGGTAAAAAAATTCGAAGGGGGTGATAACGAAACACTAAATTCTTTTTCAGATGACGTTGAGGCCACATTTAAAGAGCCTAATTTTAGGTTTGTCTTTAAAATCGGGAATTTGCGAATGATTGAAGGTGATTATGAAGTAAACATTTCATCTAAGAAAATTGCACATTTTAAACACACTCAAAAACCAATTGATTATTGGATAGCGAGTGAATTGAACAGTAAATATGGAGAATAATATGGAAGAACATAACGATCAATTAAAAGATTTATCTAACAGAATTACTCGAAGCACTGTAGCAGTAATTGATACTGTTGCTGCCCGAGGTGGGTTTCGGGGTGAGGAATTAGCAACCATTGGACAACTAAGAGATCAGTGTATTGCTTGTATTCAAACCCTAGAAGCAATGGATGGTGTTCCGAAAGAAACAACTGAGGAATAATCCTGTTTATATTCCAATTTGAAGTTTTTTACTATTATTATGAAGGAATATAAATGGATAATTTTCTCTGGGTTGAAAAGTATAGACCCCAAAAAATCGAAGACTGCATTTTACCAGAACATTTAAAGAAGACGTTCTCTAATATCGTTTCTAGTGGTGTTCTGCCGAACATGATGTTTACTGGTACTGCAGGTCTAGGTAAAACTACTGCCGCCCGAGCGATTTGTAGTGAACTAGACCTTGACGCTATGGTTATCAATGGTTCTGAAGAAGGAAACATTGATACTTTACGCGGAAAGATTAAACGCTATGCTTCTTCGGTTTCTGTTTTTGGTAAGGGTATAAAAGTCGTCATCCTTGATGAGGCAGATTATCTGAATCCTCAATCGACACAACCTGCATTGCGTGGGTTCATCGAAGAGTTTTCGGATAACTGCCGATTCATACTCACGTGTAATTTTAAGAATCGAATTATTGAACCGATCCATTCTCGTTGCGGTGTGTATGAATTTAACACCACTAAGAAAGATATGGCAGCACTTTGTGGTCAGTTTTTAAGTCGCGCCAAATATATTATGAAGCAAGAAAATCAAGAGTGCAACGACAAGGCTCTTGTTGATATGATATTAAGGTACGCTCCCGATTGGCGGCGTGTTCTTAACGAATTACAAAGAGGTGCTATCTCTGGAACTTCAACGCAAGACCCAATTGATACCATTAATTACCATACTCTTTTTGACGCATTGAAAAAGAAAGAGTTTAAGAAAATGCGAAATTGGGTTGCTAACAATAGCGATGTTGATACTAGTGTTATCATACGAACAGTATATGATAATATGTTTGAGAAAATTGAAGCAACTTCTATTCCGCAACTGGTTATAATTTTAGCAGATTATCAGTACAAGAATGCTTTTGTTGCCGACCGAGAAGTTAACATGGTCGCCTGTCTTACAGAAATTATGCTTGAGGTTAATTTTAAATGAACCCGTTTGATTTCGTAAACGCGATAAACACAAATAAGAAAGATTTGATTGTTGACGACCTATCTGAGAAATCATATGTTCCTTATGTTATAAATCGTCAGTTATCATACTTTCAAGATACTGTGTTGTTAGCAAATGAAATGAATAAACATCATCAACTAGATAATAAATTGCAGTTCCACTTTTTACTAAATACAGTAAGAAATAGAAAACGTTTCTCTAAATGGTTTAAACCAGAAGATGAAACTGATTTGGGAGTTGTAAAAAAATATTATGGATATAGCAACGACAAAGCGCGTCAAGCTCTCACCATTCTCTCCCCGATTCAAATAGAATTTTTGAAAAAGGAAACTACAAAAGGTGGAAGAAGATAAATTAATTTCAAATTGGACCCCAGAAGATTTATTAGAAATAACTCTTAACGAACCCGATGATTTTTTAAAAGTAAGAGAGACTCTTACTCGCATCGGCGTTGCGTCAAGAAAAGAACAAAAATTGTATCAGTCTTGCCACATATTACATAAACAGGGCAGGTACTTCATTGTACATTTTAAAGAACTTTTCTTGCTTGACGGAAAACGATCTAACCTAGAAGAAAACGACATCTTAAGAAGAAATACTATCTCTCAGTTGTTATCCGATTGGGGTCTGGTTAAACTCGTTAAATTAAATACATTACAATGCGCACCTCTTAGGCAAATTAAAATCATTTCACATAAAGAAAAAAATGACTGGGAATTGCTCCCAAAATACAACATTGGAAATAAGTGAAAAACCCCTTTTGTGATGTTCGATAATAAAGATTTTACAAAACCTTTTTGGGGCAAATTAGGTAATACAGTAGTTGAACTTCCTGATTGGTCTACAATTATATCACTGCTGGACAGTCATCCTGAAGAGCTGTATCATCGAGTTAACGAAAAATTTAGAATCAGTTTAAACTCTTTTCATCAAAGGGGTTCTTCTCCTAAATTTGCTAAAAATATTCTTGCAGAAATGCAAA